CTAGGATGGTTTGATAAGCCGATTTAGCCTTAGCAGGGTCCATTGAATTTGAATCCGACCGAGAAGCCCCACCTTTAATCTGATCTTCCTTCAACACATTCCCGATCTTCGATAAAAATCTCAAGAGTTGGGGATCGTTTCCAAGACCCGTTTCATTAAGATATTTAATCGTATCTGCATCCGCGAAATCTTTCACTGCCAACTGCGCAGCATAGACATTCTGATCGAAAGCATTACCCCATTCAGTCTTAAGTGCCTCAAGACCTTTTTGATGCTGGGCTTTTGCTTGCTCACCCATTTGAGCTTGGGCACCTTTTGCAGCTTCTTGATACCAGTTGAGAACCGCTTGTGCTTGCTTAGGCAATACCCCTGCTTTATGGGCCGCGGCTTTGAAATTTTCCAAAAATACAGGATCAAGTCCCGCATCTTTAGGAACATCCACTGTGTACTCTTTGATATCTTTAGGAAGACCGAGTTTTCCAAAAACTCCCATCCAATCTTCCTCGGTTGCGTGTTTGTCGGGAATTACAATCTTATCTTTTCCAATAAGTTTCTGAGCATTGACGTAGGATTTTGCAAGAGAAGTAACATCATGAATAGTGGCGAGTGATGGATCAGCTTTGATATCATCCGACAATGAATCGCGCCATGAAGCCGGAGCTGCGGCAGGTGCTGAAGAAGCTGGGGCCGCTGAAGGTGCAGCAGCCGGAGCTGCGGCAGGTGCTGCCGCGGGACTTTGTGTTAAAATCGTACCACTATTCTCTGTTGTCATTCTCAATCTCCTCAATGTGCTTTAGAAATTTCTTAGGATCCATTTTAAGCATCGCCATGATTCTTAAAATTACGTTTCGTTCACCCTCTTTAAACGCCACTTGCGCCTGATCCCCAGGGGAGAAAGAACTCCTAAGCATTCCGTGGGTATCCATTAAATCCTGCAACACTCTTTGTCCAGAAACAGTAGCGAATGTGCGCTTGTAGTCGATCAAACGTGCGTAAGCACGCTGCTCTGCCTTTTTCTCAGTTTTCATTTTCTATCCCTCTACTGTTGCTGTTTACTTGCTTCCTCAAGCTGTGCAACCGCTGGTCCCGCGGTTCCAATAGTCTCCGCTGTATGAGTCTCTTGCTGTTGCTGTAGAGCCGCTTGTTGAGCCTGTGCTCTTGCTTCTCTAATTCCTTCAATATCTTTCTGATTGCGTAGAATTGCTTGTGGGAAACCATAAATTTTTGCTATCTCTCTGACAGCCTTATCTCCGTCAAAGTTATCTAGCACAGATTGGTCCACACTTGCAAAAGGACCAACAGCTTGCATCGTGCGTGCGATATTCACACCATCATTCGCACGTTGAGCCTTAGCAATCATAGAGGAATAAGTCACATCAAGATTTTTCTTCGACTGAATCAGTGCTTCCGGTGCGGGAGGAATCAAATTCCTTCGTGCCATAATCTCGAATACTCGATCAATCATAGGACGCAAGAACTCAGAATGTTGTCGACCCAAAATTGGACCAAGTAATCGCATTCTTTCTTCAGTACGTTGATTGACTTCAGTGGCAGTCATCTGTGGACCTTGATTCAATTGCAATTGATCGACAAAAAACGCTTCACGAATACGCTGCCTACGCTCATTCATAGCCTGAAAGCCAAAATCAATGCGAGCATCTGCAAAAACAGGCGTGATTCGATCAGCAGACCCTGCCCTGTAGAAGTTTAAACCACCGGGACGAGTCTTAATTGGCATGATAAAGCCATCGTCGGGCAGTTGTAATGGAGGATCCACTGTCTTCTGCGCTCCCGTGAGCACAGTCTCAGTCATTTTATTCAAAGTCTTCGCATCCGGCAGGGCATTCATACCAGGGGAACGACCATAAACCTCCCCTGAAGCCTTGGTCCATCGTGGAATCACGAAAGGAAGCTCGCGGAAAAATGCTTGCTTAAGCTCTACAGCCCCATCAACATCACAAAGAATGTACTGTGAAACATATCGACGAGGATCATTGGGATTTTTAGAGGATACATCACGGGGATAAACTGCATGAATGATATCATAGCATTCATCGGATTTCTTTTCCCACGCTTTCATCAAAGTTTTAGATAGCTTTAAAACTTCCTCATCAAATTCCGCCACAAGTTGACGGATATTCCAATCAAATTTTCTATAGACTTCATCAATCTTACCTTTGTTGTTTTCAGCAACAAAAAGTTCTTTAATGTGCCGTGAGGCAAAACGAACAACAACATCCTCGTCCTCCTCAATACTCATCCCACCCGTGCCAAAACAAGTTAGATCAAGATAGTATTGGTGTACTTCTGTTTGGAAATTTGAATTGTTAATGATGTTGTGCATTTGTGTCGTGACTTTTTGGAGCCATGAACGAATACCATCTAAGCTATCTAATTCTGCATCTCCTGTAGTTAATTCAAACCATTGAGCATTCGGAGAAGTAAGTAGACCATGCAATGCGCCCGCAAGTAACTCGTTCGACATCATGGCGGAGTTGTCAAGAAGGGTTATGTTGCGCTTGTCCCCAGGGGAACGCTTGTCGAAATCATCGCGATTAGGTAAAATATACTGGGCCAATTCTTCCCAGTGATTCTCCCACGTTTGACGTTGACCACTAAGATAGCTGAATCGTTCTTCGATTTGCCTTGGTTTCAAAATTTCTTTTTCTTTTTTCATTTATTTGTAATTCCTGTTGAACCATTCATGGCATTCTGAACAGCACCGAAATAAGAAGCCATCACTGGATTCTTGCTAGCTATCTTCTGATTTGGGTTCTCTAAAATTGTTTTGTAGAGCTGATCGGCCTCATCTTTTTGTCCAGAGCGAGTTTTACCAAGAGCCGCAAACTCTTCTTCAAGAGCTTTCAATTCCGCTGGATTCTTGAGACTACCGAATTTAGTCAAGAGAGTGTCTTTATCTTGTTGAGTAAGTAACGTGCTTCCAGAAATATCAGTCCCAACCTTTTTAACAGGTTCGGTTTGTATATAAGGCAACACTTCCCGTTTCTGCATTCCCATAATTTTCTCCCTATCCTAAAATATCATAATCTGACTCAGCCTGCCTTGGCAATGTCAAGACATTCTGCCGAACAGAATTATCCCTAAAGCCCATAGCGAAGGTTCGGAATCCATCGGATCCGTGTGAAGCCCAGTTATGAAGTGGTTTTGTTGAATAAATTTTGTTCTTTCCGTCCCATTTACGCTCATAGTTCTTAAGAGCAGATATCCCTCTTGCACATTTTGTGGCATCAAACCACATTCTTGGCAGGAGGAGACGACTTGCGTTGATACCCTCGTCTACTTTGTCTCGACCGACAATTCTTTGTGGAGTGACTCCAAGAGAGTAGAGAGTTTCAAGACGAGACTTTCCGGTTCCAAGTTCCCGTGCGGCAGCGTCATGTGGTAAGAAATGTTCTCGATAAACGTACTTTTTGTCTTTGAGGATTTTGGCATAGTAATCAAGACCTCGGCCTGAATCTTCAACGTAGTCGATTGCTCTGAATTCTCGTCCGACTTGTTGAATAAACCAAATGACAGTTGTGTCTCCGATTCCAAGGTCCCACGCCGTATCGACCGGAACGATTGGTTCGTGTGGGACATTCCCGACACGCCCGTCTTTTTCTGCTTGCTCCATCTCTTTACCAAAGTATGCTCCTACTAATGCAGCGGTAAAACTACATTCAAATTCCTGCTCATATTCTTCCGGCGACATCGTAGCCTTAGCTTCATCAAGCTCTGACTTAGGAACTATCTTTGTCTCTGATGCCTTAAATACCTTCCAGTACCACTCCCCAGAGGCATTTCTCTGCGCTATCTGGAGTACGTCGTGGAAGTGATTTTGTCCACGAGGAGTACCAATAAACAAAGCCCAACCCATGCGATCAGACAGAGTAGGACGTAATACCCGTGTAAACACCTGTGGGTCCATTTCTGCGTATTCATCCAATATCACCCCATCAAAATACATTCCGAGAATCGACGCGGGATTATCCGCACCCATCAACACGAAACGAATCCTATCACCACGATCAGGCCGAGGAATATCAATACGCAATTCCGCCTCATTAGCTATCATTCCAGGGATATTTTTTGTGTACTCTTTTAAATAATCCCACGCAACACGCTTTGCCTGCCCATAAAACGGCGCGAAATAAGCATACTGTGGATTCTTTAAAACATTACGCAATCCTCGATCTACCATTTCATTGATGGCAAGGACTGTTTTTCCGAAGCGACGATGGCAGACGAGAACATTAAAGCGTCGAAGCTGCCTGTGTATCTGATCCTGCAATTCGCGGGGCTGATACCCAGTAGATACCACTTTAATTTTCTGCATCATCACTCCTTGTTTAGAGGTAACATCAGTGTACCATCAATTGTAAAACTTCCAAATTGCGGATCATGATCCGTGATAGTTTCTTCCTTTAAAGTAGGAAATCCCGCCATCCTCTTTGGCGATACCTCTAAAAAATTTCCATTCTCCAACACACGGCAGGGGTACTTTCTCTCGCGAAAATCAATCCTGATTCTATCGCGTGCCTTAAGCCCTGCTCTTATTTCTGTGTGAATATCAAGAATCGTCCTCTGATCCACTAACAATTCCCGGATGCACGGGTGACACGCACAATTCCTCTTGGCTATCTCCCGAATCAAATCCACTATCGGCAGGGGGGATTTCACCTGGAACTGCGACAACACCTTCCCCGAATTCTTGTCTATCATCGTCCACCGGATCCACGGGAACATCGGCTTTAACGTCTTTGACCTCATCAGTGTTCCTCCGAATCCCAGTCTCTACCATCAATTGTACCACGCCAATACTACCAGAAACAGCTACCTTGTTACCATAAGTCTCCGCATCGTCCTTCTCTGCTGCCCATCTATACGCGTCGATTGCAGCCTTGATTCCAGGAACGTAATCTTTGTTGGAATCTTTAGCAAGCTCTGCCAATTCAATGACGTTATCACGCATTAGTTCAGCGCGACTCTTTCGCGCAAACTTTATTTTCTTATCGAATTCTTCGTTGTGTTTTCGCCAGTGAGAAATAGTCGTAAGTGAAGGCATCCCTGGTTCAAGTGATATCGCTTTGAATGTTTTTCCCTCTATGAGTCGTTGGCAGATGATATCGGCAAGGGCGGGAGAATATGCGATGTGCAATTTATCCAGGGAAGAGTGGGGAATACCTTTTTGAACAAGATAGCTTTTGCCGTTTATTTCCACGGGGAGATACTCGACAGGGGTTTGCTCGATTACTTGATTATGTAGGGAGGAAAGTGCTATCACTTGACCTGTTAGGGGATCGACTGTTTCCATGTATCCATCTTCATTCATACGATAAAATGGTTCAGTCGTTGTTACAGGTAGTGCCATTCTACACAAAATAACACAGATATCATATTGATTCACTGCGTCATTTCTAAATAAAAAACTACTCCCAGTTGGGGAGTTGATATGAAGACGCACACGGCTCGCGCGATTTTGGGGGGTGGGGGTGCGTGAAATTTAATACACGCGCACTCAAGCGCACGCGCGATACAATGCGCCCGCGGGCGCACACACGTACAAGCCCCTGCACGCATACACGCGCAATGTGCCCACGCACGCGATACGCGCAGGTATTCCCCATTCACGGGTGCGATGCAACTACCATGCCACCCGCCCTGTAGAACTTTTAGACACCGACGACTTATTTGACACC